AAGATTGCATACTCCTCGTCAGTCAGCCAACGGCTAGGCGCGAAGTGCAACTTGGGCGCTTCTGCTTTCGTGTCAAACTTCATGCGAGTCACAATCATCTCGGGGCTGATGGGAGGGTTCTGCATCGCCAAGTTACGGGCGAAGGCTTGCAATGGGCGTTTGTCTCCGTCTTCCTTACCAAACACCGAAGTGGCTGGCAAAGTCAACTGCAGTATGTCGCCTTCAATGTTGTTCTCAAGCACCACAGCCAAGCGTTGTTGGTAGCGACAAGCACGGCTATTGCCTTGGCCAGACCCTGCGATGTTCTGAGGGCAGGACATGCAGGTAGTACCTTGCTTGTTCTCAGCGGATGCGTCTGGGCGCTCACCATCGTTGCTCCAGCAGTCAGGGCCAGTGATGTTGTCACCGTCATAAGACTTAGCGTAGAAGATGCGGCTGACCTTGGGGGCAGCCTTGACGATGATGACGTCCAAGAAGCGTTCGTCGATAGCGGCAATCTCCTTGCCACCGGCCAGCAAACGAAACACACCACCTTTGATGGAGATGCGCTGTGTGCTATTGCCTACACCGCCACCCGTCAGGGCTTTGGCTGTCTCAGACAACTCATGGTTACGTGCGAATGAGGGAGCATTGGAAGGGTTGAATAGTGCGATATTAGTCATGATAAATTTACTTGGTTGGTTTAGTTACGCGAATCTCAAACTCCGTTACAGAGTTCAAGCCCGGCGGGAGAGAGCCCGGGTTCTCTTCGAGGTACCGTGCCATGTTGGTTTGCGCGATGCGTTTCTCCAGCAAGTCCACGACTTCATGCTCAAGAATAAACTTCTTGAATGAGTCCCAGTCCTGCGTGTTGTAACGCGTCTTGGTCACCATTGACACAGTTCCAAAGGAAGTCTGCACGGACTTGACGCCCATGGACTTCATCTGGTCTTTCATCGCAAAGCGAACTTCATCTTGCTGTGCCTTCAGAGTTTCAATTTCGTTGTCGTACTCTTGCGTCAGCAGGTCGATGCGCTCCTTGATTTTGCGATAGATTTTTGCGAGCCTGTCCAGAGGTACTGGCTCTTGGGTTTCTTCAGACATTGTGCTTTCTCCTGTATTGTTTTTGTCTAAGGTTTGACAGTTTACATAGATTTCTTCGTGTTGCAACCCCCTTTCATGAATTTATTTCTGTGTCGAACATCTCTGTAAGTAAAGAGTTATCACTTACTTTGTCTTCTAATGCTTTAAACATCTTCTTCTCGATTGGGCTACCCTGAATGTGTATCACAGTAACCTTGTCGGAGTCTTGACCCTTGCGATCGGCTCGTGCTATGCACTGCACGTACTGCTCAACGCTCATGAGTGGCCCATAAAACACCACTGTGTCAGCGGCAGTTAGGGTAATCCCGTGGGCACTAGCTTGCGGTTGCATCACCAACACGCGGGGATCAGGTTCGCTTTGGAATCTACGGATGGTGTCTGCGCGTTTGGGCGGTGTCACACTGCCGTGGATGCACTCGTTGGCGATGCCCTTCTTCAAGAGGTGGTTGTGTATCGTGTCGATGGTGCTACGGAACAAGGCGAAGATGATGACCTTGCGGTTTGTCTCCTCCAAGATTTCCTCAAGCACACCAAGGCGAGGCGCTGAGTCAAACTCCACAACTTCCCTGTCGTCTGTGTAGGCCGCACCACAACTGATTTGTAAGAGCTTAGAGACGCCTGCTGCAGCGTTCACTGCACTGATCGTCTCGCCTGCCGCATACACCATCATTTTGTCTTTGAGCATGTTGTAGTACTTGGCTTGCTGTGGCGTCAGCGGAACTTCTCGCGTCATGGTGATGACAGGCGGTAAGTCAAGGCACATCTCTTTGGTAAAGCGGATAGCGGGTTGCAGTGCCTCATGTACCAATTCTGGTGCGTTGGGTTTAGCCGCCCACTTAAACATCGTCACTTTGTGCATGACCTGATCGCGCCACGCAGTGAAGAACTTGGGCACACCATCAGGATTGACAAGCTTAGCCAAGCCGTACGCATCCGCAGGGGACTGCGATGCGGGTGTACCCGTCATCATCCACAGGAATGTATTGGGCTTGATGATGGACTTCAGGGTCTTCCAACGCTTAGTCGTCATGGTTTTGTAGGCGTTAGCCTCGTCAACAATGATTAGATCAAAGCGCCCATCGTTATTGATCTCGTCAGCGATCAGGTTCAACCCATCGTAATTGGCGATTACAAATTTGTAATCTTGCTGAACCATCTCGATACGCCGACTAGCCTGCGCATGGTGCGCGACGATGGCAGAGCGATGGATGATGCTGTTGTTCAGATCGCCAAGCCATGCAGACTGCATGATCGACAAGGGACACAGTATCAAACAGCGCTTTACTTCGCCACGTTCCATCAGGTAGTCAGCCGCCCATAAAGCTGAGAGCGTCTTTCCAGTGCCCGGCTCACTAAACACAAAGGCTTTGCGATTGAGCGTTAAGAAGGATGCCGTATCAATTTGGTGAGCCATGGGTTTGTATTTACCCGGCCAGTTGTAGCGCCTAGTGATAGGCGATTGAATGTTTTTAACACCTAGGTTACGCAGTACCCGACATTCGTCAAGCCCCCAATACACAGCTACGTCGTAGCCGCCATCCATACGCTCGATGACTTTGTGTTTTGGGATTACCTGATATTTTTGTGGGTTGCGGGTGCGAAAGACAAGTGCTTTGTCCTCGATGATTTCCATGCTTTCTCCGTTTATTTATTATCTGATCGGTTCGCTGACTTACTTCGCATTCGAAGGTTGCCCTTCGTTGATGTACCGCCTGAGCGCATGGGCTTGATGTGGTCTACATCTTTGCCGTCACCCTTGGTAGCCGCACCCGTCTTCTCCATCACGCGGCGAGCCTTGACTCGGCCTGCGCGTTTCTTGATCTGCTCGGGTGTGCCTTGGTAGTTGTCGTACTCACTGCGGTAGTTGCGTGTAGCCATGATTGCTCCTAGTGTTTAACAGGGGGTTTAAATAATTCAGCGAGAGAGACATCAGACTCGATGGTCATGAGGCGTACCATCTCGGGGGACATCTGCTCTACTTTAGCTCTTGCTTCAAAGTTTGCTACCTCTGCTTGCTTTGAAAGTTGCTTAACGATTGTCACCATAACAGCGCCTTCTGTCTTGCTGTTCAGCATGTTTTTGTTTTTGTCCATCACGTCTTGCAGTGCCTCGGCCATGTTGTTGGCTCTGCCTGTCCACACGTTGACTGTGCGGCCTTCGTCTGAGTCTGACACGATGTCGATGTCGTATACGTTCATAGTTTTCTCCTTAATGTTTTGGGTGGTTTTCGCAGGTTGTAACGGGACACCAAGGACATAGTGGTGAGGGTCTTGGATTCCATACGCCTGAAGCATGCGCTTGCTCAATCCTAGCTACGCGTTGGCGATACTGCCACCACTCTGCATCGGCTTGGTCAATCGTATATGACGCTCTCACCATATCATCCTTGACCACGAACAGCAACGCTGCGTTGACCTTGCGGATGTGTGGGAAGTGAGCGAATACCATGAGCGCCATCAGTTTAAGTTGCTCACGATCGGGGTACTTGTTGTTGCCTGTTTTGTAGTCCACAACCCAACAAGTTAAGTTCTCATCGTCAACGATGAGCAAGTCAGCAATACCGCGAAGCCACACGTCCTTGCCAAGAAACTCACAAGGCTGCAAGTCCACAGTTAACCCCATCTTGTGTTCGCACAGCTTCCTTCCGGGCTTGACGTTCAAGGCATCGAGTGTGTCCTTGATGAACGCAAACTCAGGCGGTATGGGCTTGCCCTCTTTGATGTAGAGTTCAGCCGCCTCGTGTAGTACCGTGCCGTAGCGCGTTGCTTCAGTCTCTTGGAACTTGTAGTTCTTCAAGACCTTGACTTCGTGATACCTACGGGCACAGCCCTCGTAGTCCTTGAGGGATGAGTGGCTCCATGTAATTGGCTTGGTCATTCAAACTTCGCAGTCTTTATTGCTACAGTTAATCGGTTGGCAAACTGTGTGACAAACGCCTCGTTTTTATTAAGATCGTACTGCCCCATGTCCTCCAGTATGGCGTGGACAACCTCATGCCAGAACGTGTCAGCCAACTCATCCTTGCTGAACCTACGCCCTGTGATGTTGCTGGTCTTGCCAAGCCGGATGCACTGCTCTGGGTAGAACGTACGCCCCATATCTCGGCGGTGAAGCATGGCTTCCACCACCTCCACGCTGTACCATTTCTTGCCCACACGCATACGCGTTGGTAACTTCATACTTTCTCCTTTTAGTTTTTTGCTAATCCATAACGACGATGCGCACCACCGTCAGCGTCCAATGGAATACCCTGCATATAGGGCGGCTCCATAGTCATCTGAGCCAAGACCCAAGTCTTAGCTTCCTCAACCTCTGCCTCGGGCACAACAACGATCTGCTCGTCATGCACCGTTCCCGCCACAAAGTACCTCTTTGCGGTTCGTAGCATCCCATCCGTCATCACAATACGCGCAGTGCCCTGCACCACATTGTTCGTGATCTTGCCTGCGTACAGCTTGGTAGCGTCTGGCCCGTATATCCACTGGCTCCTACCTTTCTCGTCCTTCTGCTGTCGCAAGTCAGGGTAGAGCAAGCTCATGCCGTTGGGCAAAACTATCTCCCCCTTCTTGAAGGTAATACATTTATACACGAACTCATTGCCGTCTGCAAGCGCTGTTTGTATGAGGCCAGAGCACATGTCCCAGAAGCTCACAACGGGGTGAGCCGTAGCCCTGTACTTGTCGATGATCTTCTTGGCCGCCACGCAGTGAATCAGTAGCTCCTGATCGCTACAGGTGTGGGGTATCTCCATCATCTTCTTGCAGTTTTCATCCCATTGCAGAAACTTGTCGATGTACAGACCATCCACGCCTAGCTGTTTCGCAAAATCTCTTTCATACCGAACGGGCGGTGCCCCGAGGAACCCCACGAGAAGTTGAGACGCAAAAGCCGCCCAACCAAGGCCGTATCCGCAGCCAAGCAACGCGCTCTTTGCAGACTGCCGAAGATCAGGGTGAGACTCCTTAGTGAGTCCGGGTATGTTAAACATCTGCGCTCCGAACGCGGCGTAAGGGTCACCCCCACTCCTGAAGATCGTAAGCATGTCTTGGTAATCTGAAAGCCATGCAAGAACTCGCGGTTCAATCTGCGATAGATCTCCGACGACGAGTTGGTAGCCTTCGGGAGCCATAATTGCTTTACGCAGGAACGAGCCTCGCTTGAGGTTTTGCATGTTGATGGCCGAGCCTTTAGCCGCCGTCCACCTACCCGTCTGTGCCCCATAGTACGAGAGGGGGACAGGAAGCGCACCGCGCTGACTGATGTCGAGG